TTGAATATAACAAAGGCAATTTATCGGTTATAAAGTAACAGTTGCCTTTTCACATTAAAAGACGCCGTCCCAAAGGGTCGGCGTTTGAAATGTAAAAAGCTTTAAAGTGACTGTATAATATATAAAAATAAATCATTTACGTAATATTAAAATATAAAAACACTGTTTTAATATTAGTTAACTAACAAAATATAATGATCAATATTCATCGACCCATAAAAGACAAACTGGAATATTTTCACAACAATAAAAAAATACCCAATATTATTTTCAACGGGCCATCGGGATCAGGCAAGAGTTCGATTGTAAATGAATTTATAACGCTTATTTATGACGGTAACAAGGAGAAAATACGCGACTTTGTCATGTATGTAAATTGTGCGCATGGCAAGGGTATCAAATTTATACGCGAGGAACTCAAATTCTTTGCCAAAACGCACATTAATACAAATGGTGGTGATGTTTTCAAGAGTATTGTCTTATTAAATGGTGATAAACTAACAATGGATGCGCAATCCGCTTTGCGGCGCTGTATCGAATTATTCAGTCACAATACACGTTTCTTCATTATTGTGGAAGACAAGTATAAAATGTTGAAGCCGATTTTGTCGCGATTTTGCGAGATTTATATACCAGAACCGGAGTATAATGGCAAGGTGATTAATTTGTATAGATACAATTTGGAGCAGACTTTTAAAATGGGCGACCTAAATACGAAGCGCATTGACTGGTTAAAGGCTGAATTGGAGAAGACGTTTGTTGCCGGTAAAAAGAATGCGGAAATTAGTATTGGTGAACAGACATTGTTGAATTTTGTTACCAAATTGTATGAAAAGGCATATAATGCGCTGGATATAATACAGATGCTAGAGGATGGCCGGTTACGACTGGCGGACGAGAGTAAGCAATATGATTTATTAATTGCGTTTAACAAGGTGAGAAAGGAGTTTCGTAATGAGAAATTACTTATGCTATTTGTGCTGAATTTTATTTACTTGGACGGCAAAATGTCGCTAGAGAATATTTCATTTATGTAACAAATAAATATAGTTTGATAATTATATTTATTTTTTATAAGATTATTGGTTTTAATTGATAGAATTTTAATTAATGGTTAAGAGCGAACCGCGTATTTATCGATGGCTACCGCCTTGGTCACGTTTTTAACGATTTTGTCCATATTTTCCTGCTGTTCTTCTACTGTTGTGCCTGACATGGCGTTCATTACGATTTTCAAATATTTGTCATTGTTTTTCGACCTGGGATCCGTGCAATTTGGGTTCTCTTTGATCCATTCATTGATTTGCCTTATATTTTTATTTGCGATTTTCTTTATTGCGTCTCTTAACAGGGCCTTATCTTCGCCTTCCTTTATCCATTCATCATTGTGCTTAATATAGAGAGTTTCGCGCTTCACATCGCTACAGTGGATGGGACGCAAAAATGTGGCGAGATTGTTCAGGTTTTTGACGCAAATTTTTGACACACCATCGGCATACCCTACGTGCGCAAAATTCTCTAAATCGGATAATTGCATCTTAATGGTGTCTACAAATTCGTTCATATTTAAGGCGTCCTTACACTTCTCGTTTAGAAACAATTGTAGGTTAAATGTGTTTGTATTGGTATTGTTACAATTGGTATTGTTAATGGTGTTTGTGTTGAATGACTTGGCCATCTCCATCATCTGCTTGTGCTGCTCCATCATAAACATTTGAAACTCTTGGTTTTGTTTTAGAACATCTAACAACATTTGCGGGTCCATGCTGTAGACCGCCTTTTTACTCTTGGCATCATCATCGTCTGATTCATGGGGCTCATCTGAAATATTGATGGTCTTATTGGGTTCCTTGATACATTTCTTTTTGTGTGCACAAAGACTTGATAAATGTTTATATTTATTTCCACAAATACACGCAAATGTGGTTGGTTGAACTTTGATGTTAGTATTTTTATTAGGAGTTGTAATAATTGAATGTTTCAGTGTCATAACATGCCTATTCCAGTCTCCTTTTTTGCTACATTTGAAGTCACAAGTTATACATTCAAATTTAGTGGATGTAATTGATGTAATGATGTTAGGATTTTCCATATAAAGTATACTAAGAAAAAAAACTCCTAAATGTTTCGCATATTTTTTTAAAATTATCGTAACATTTTTTTCAAACAAAAAAAAACAATTGTTACTATATTGGTCACAACTCAAAAAAACACTGTTTTTTGAAACTTTTCTCGGGTTCCAAATTCTGGACATTTTTAAAATGTCCAATTTTCATTTCCCTTTTTACTTTTTGGAATTTTTTTTCACTTTTCAAAATATAAAAAATACCAATATAATAACCACATTTTTTACATTTTAAGATGAGAACCCAGTAGAATATAATTATTGACTTATATATTTCCAAACGATTTAGCTGTTAATTCCAATATTTGCTGTTGTTGTAATAATAATAACTTTTGATATTCTTGATTTTGTTTCAAAATTTCTAATACCAAGGATTGTTCATCTAGTTTATTATTTATATTAATACATTTTTTTTTGTGTCTCCAAAGACCTGCTCTATCGTTATATTGTTTATCGCAATTTGGACAACAATATTTGCTTAACGTTGCTGGGTGTTTGTTGTTATCTGATGTTTTTATATTGTAAGTTGTTAATTTTTGATGTTTATCACTAGACAAATGAGTTGTCATATTATTTTTTCTGTTAGTTTCATAGTTACATTTTTCGCAATAGTATTTATTGTTTAATATTTTCTGAATATTCTGCGTAGGCTTTTTCTTTTTTTCCTTGTTTTTACTTTTACCCTTACCACACGGTTCCACACTGTTTAGGTTCGCATTTAATAAAGTAAAATACTCCTGTTCAATTTGTTTTGCTTCATTAAGTCCATCGCAACTAAAGAAATGTATTATTTCCATTTTCCAATTACTCCAGCCACCATTGCTGCGAATGGTCTCATATAATTTACATTTGTAATTTGGTGACTTAGTATTTACACAGTTCTGTTTATGTGAATGTTTTCGTTGAACAAAATTAATAGTATGACCAACATAAATATCCTTTATGTTAGGGTCTTTACAAGTAATTTTGTAAATAATTGTATTTGAATAATCATCTTTTTTACATATATTTGTAGCCATTTACAATAATAAATATAATATAATTAGACATAATATGTTTATTATATTTTACTTTATATAATCTAAGAAGAGTAAATCTTTATACTTTATATATTTCCAAACGATTTAGCTGTTAGTTTATCATATTCTTCACGAGTAATTACAACAAATTCTTCATTATTAACCAACTTTGGAACCATATGTATCGTTCCTGGTTCAATCATTGGGTCCGGTTTGATTTTCTTATACAAATAATAAACTCCATTCACCGATTGATATACAAACCAAGTGCTACACTTAACAATTATATTTAAGGAGATACTTGTGACTAAATCAACTATATAGTAAAATACCATTTGTTAGTTTACTTTATATAATCTAACAATTTTTTATAACAAACTAACAAAAACAATAAAAACAAATTTTAAAATAAGTTTAAAAAACCAAAAAAAAACATTCGTTATAATCATAAAACATGGATGATTTCAATGTTAGTTCATTACACGAATCAAAGAACGAATGGGGAGCCCGTTTGCTAACCATTTTGACGCCGTTAATTATCGAAGGATTTAAGTCAATATTCGACGAATCTGTCTCACTTTGTAAGGCAAACGGCGAAATGGAGAAGTATTTAATGACATTTCAGAACCTTATTACCCGTATTCCCAAATGGAACGCATCCATTATCGAAACCGAACGAAAACGAATTATCGAGAAAAGTTGTTGCAATTATTTAGAAGAATTAGTAACATGTGTTCATATAATTCAATTGAAAATATTAACCGCGATGCGTGTAGGGCAAAAACAGAAGAAAATAGATATTAATATTCCCAAGTTGGACGACTTTATTCACAAGGCTTACATCAATGTAGCACGAAAGATTTACAAGAACGTGTATTTATTTGAAATCAGCGCGGTTCCGTTACAAGTCCAGAAACACAACCGAGAACTGGAAATAATTGTCCAAGAGTGTATCTTAAATGCTGTCAGAGAGAGCATCCCAATTGAAGGAATATTAAGAGCATATATGGACGAAACCGTTGAAGAAGATGTGGTCGAGGAAATTAAGGAACAAGTGGTTGAGAAAAGTGTGCCGTCTAATGCCCGAGGCGAGTCTGAATTTATTTCGGAGGTCAGGGCAAAAGATAAGGAGGCGCAAATAGTAAAACATCAGCAACAAAGTTTAGCCGAAGCAACATCGCTTAAATTCAACGATGTCGATTCTGTAATGGATAATAATAACAAAGAAGAATTTGTTAGTGCACCCAAGAGCTTAGACCGATTGGAAGAAATTAGCAAATTGAGAAACGAACAACGAAAGATAGATGAAGATGATGACGAAGATGTGCTTAAAATTTCAGACCAAGATGTCGAATTGGGTAGTTTAGACATTCATGTAATTGACAAACCGGAGGTCAAATTGGATGAATCGTTTTTACTGAATGATGTTGAAATATTGTTGTAAAAAACAAAATAAAATAAAATAAAATAGAAAAATAGAAAAAATAGAAAAAATGCGTTAATATACGAATAAGAAACTAAGAATATATTGTAAAATGGATAATATATTTTTAATAGCAGGGATTGTATCCGTCATTTTCTTTCTAGTTAAATTCTTGGAGATGCGGTATGTCGACAAAGAAAGCAAGCCATTGAAACTGCTTATTCGTGATACACTGGTAGTATATGTTAGTGTAGTAGCCGGCAATTTCATATATGAGCAAGTCACACCAGTAATCGAGGAAACAGTAAAGACGCCAATCGCGCCAATTGCCTTCACAGATGACGCGCCTTTCTAACCCTTCATTCAAGTAAAGAAGTGTAGCCCATTTTTTCACGTATTGAAGCAATTTGCGTTAATATGGGGTCTTCAACATTGGTTTCCCAAACCATTTTTATAAACCTATTACAAATAAGTCCAAGCCAATACATATTTAGAATAAATACCGCAAAACTGATTGCTATAACTATTTTGTCACACATATAAAACCGATTGTATTTACTTATACTTTCAAAAAATGCGGGATTTACAATGATATGTTTAAAATACATATATATTCTGGTATAAAAGAATGACACCGCAAATAATATGTCATTTAATGGTTGACAAAAGGCAGGCAAACTAACAAATTTTACAATCGAAGGGTGTCTAATTAGGTTTCGAATACTGAGAAATATGTTACTAATTTCGGCCAAAATAATTATCATTAAAACATTTTTAATAGTGTCGCCATTGCCATTCTCATTGTGTTGACATAAAAAGAACCATAAAATGACAAATATGAATAATGTGTGGTGAATTTTTTGTTCAACCTTTTCAACAAAAAACAAATGAACTAATAAATATGTTAGTATAACACCTGAAATATAGTTAATCCATTGTACGTTTTTATCAGACATATGAAAATGATACAAACAGAAACAGGCATATATTGACACTATCAGTGTTGCTATATATTGACAAGTGTCCTTGTTTATTACATCTTTTACACCTTTTCGCATCGAAGATGCGCAAAGTAACGGTTCCAATCCAGTCATTTCTGCCCCTGAAAGGGGCATATTGAATGAGAAATGGTGTAAAAAAAAATTAGTCATTTATAATTACAATTATAAATTACTATCTCACGTGAAACGTATTTCTTTAATCTTTTATGCTATTTTAGGTTTAGAACCCGACATTTTAGCTTTTACAGCTGCTATCTCCATTATAAATGGATCTTTAGGGTCCGGCTTATATTTAGTAATATCATAACCAATAATTCTAGTTATAAACATGTTAGATAAAATTGCTCCCCAATAAAAATTAACAATTGCTAATATAACAACCAAAAGACTAATAACTTTATTAACATTATATAAATTAAAAAAATTTGCTACATTATAAAATTCTTGATTAAACACAATATGTTTATTAAATAAGTATATTCTTATATACATAAATAATCCAAAAAACAAAAAATCATTGATTGGTTTATATTGTTTCAGAATTTTTAAATGGAGTGAATTAGTATCAGTATTCTTTTTCAAATAGGTTCGTATTAAAGACTTCAAACTTAAAAATATTGAACTGATTTCTACTAAAAGACAGTAATATATCTCTTTCATTATTTTGTCTGTATATGCCCCCCAAAATGTTATGATAGAACATAATATAATTTGCGCAATATGATGAACCCAAAAATCAACAGACGCACCGTTATATAAGTCATTTATTGCATAAAATATACATAAAATCAAGCTAATTCGCATCCAAGAATAGTCATTATATTTTTTATAATAATAAAGTGAACCAGATACAAAAAGCGCTATCCCAAGGGAAAAAGTATCTTGTAAATATGGCTTAAAACTATTAAATATGTCTTTTTTTACACCTTTTCGCATCGAAGATGCGCAAAGTAACGGTTCCAATCCACTCATTTCTGCCCCTGAAAG